CCCTCCGCCTCCAAAGCCCCCTCCGCCTCCAAAGCCCCCTCCGCCTCCAAAAAGACTGCCGAGAAGGCCCCCTATACCTCCACTGCTTCCACCGTAGCTCCCACTCCCACTTTCACCAGGTGTGATGCCATACATATCCATCAACGCCGAACCGAGAGCGGCATTTTGTTGAGCCTGTTGTATGTTCTGAAACACGCCGGATTGAGCTAACCCTCCGGCAAAAGACCCCGCACCGGCCATCAATCACTCCTATGGCGTGAGAAGCCCCATGACCCCGCCGGCAAGCTGACCAAGACCGCCCAGCCCGCTCGCTTTCTGTTGGTTGGCGGCGGTCTGGCTTTGAGCCTCAGTACCATACATCTGATTAGCCGCTTGAAAGGACTGATTGATGGCATTCCACAGACCGGACGCCCCTTGGTTGGACGTGTTTATGAAATTCAGCCAACTGCTTACGTCTTGACCTAGCGCCCCCATGCCCATGTTAGCGAGGTTCCCCGCCGTCTGAACGCCCTGCGCCTGCCGTGCAAGTTGTTGATTCTGCCAATTGATGTCGAAATTCTGATTGCCCTGTTGCGACAACGATGCTCCATAGGGCGTCGTCGCCACGCCAGACATGGCGTTAGCCGCCGCCCCCTGTTGCTGTTGCTGCGTAAAAAGCTGATTGTAAAGCGCTTGCTGCGGATCGAAAGCCGTCGACATGACTGAGGGGATTAGACCCTCTGCCGTACCGGCCAGCCCTTGTGCGAAGGCGTCCATCCCATATGGGCTCACCATCGCATAATTGGCGTTGCTATATCCCTGTTGCGCGAGCGGTTGGTTAACAGCAAAAGAGCCGATCTCATTCTGCCAAAGGTCCCCGAGCATCGCCGCGGGATATTGAGCCTGACTGCTACCGCCCATTGGTCTGATACACCGTGCCCACGTGCTTGAAACCTAACCGTTCAAGCAATACCCCCATTCTGCCCTGTTCGTAAAGTTGGTTGACCTCGACCTTAACAATGTCTGCCCGAGGCCGAACTGCGTTAATTGCAGTTTTCAAAAACTTATAGCCGATCACGCCCTCACGCCACTCAGGGGCAAGATAGATCGCGTCGGCAGTGGCGAAAATCGTGCTGCTAGCATGCAGGCCGCGAGTGAAAATCCAAACGATGTAACCAACTAATCGCCGGCTATCGATCGTCCGCGCCGTCCATACGCCAAGGGAACCTGCGCGCTCATACAGATAGAACAAGTCCCAATCGGGATTAAAAGGCTCGCTGCTCATTTCCGCATGATGGCGGGAAATGAGATGGCGAGCCTCATGAATGATGTCCGAAAAGCGTTCCCAACCAACTTTAAGCTGTACGGGGACCGTGCGCGGTCCGGGCTTGTCCGGGCTCGCTTCGAGCGCCGCCTTCGTTGACAGTCGGGAAGTGGTTACCAATTGGGGTGCGGGACGAGTCTTCAGGATGGGGTTCATGGGCCTTCATCCCTAGACTGTGCAGGCCCTTTATGACAGGGCCTGATTTCCCCATGTGATTCCCGGAACCTCCGCCCTTACTCCGCTTGCCTTTGACGCTCATATTTTAAGCTCCTTAGAAGTCGGCGGACCAAGAAAATCCAACTGCCTGCGCGGTCTGACCAACAAGCGTGCAAGCCCAGCCTGCCGTCGAAGCTGTAGTCAATGTGGCTGTCAATGATCCATCCAACGTAGTACCCGTGTTACCTGACGCGAACGTGCTGGCAAGTGTGGATGTGTCGGCAGCAACGTAGATTTTGAAGGTCGAAGTTGCCAAAGTCCCGATTGCCGCATAAGTCGGGGCAATGTCCATCGGAGCAGGGAACGGGAACGTAAGCTGACAAGTCGTAGTCGTCAGCAACGTCCCAACGGCAGGAAGGATGGTCCCCGCTGCCTGATCATAAACCACATAATAGAACCGATAAGCATCCTGTGTTTCAAGCGCATCATCTTTAAACTCATAAGGTGATGGCGTTGTTTGCAGGGGCTGCATGATCTCAAACTGAGCGCCTGTAAAAGCGAAGCCGTCAGTTGCTGAGCCGGTCACACCGCGAGTCGGCCATGTGCAGATTAGAGCGGCAACCTCAGTTGTACCTGTCGGGATCAAAACTGGCCCGGTCGAAATGCGGGTCCAAACGCTCGATGAAAGCGTATAGGGAGCCGCTGTGACCTGCCCGAAAGCCTGAGCCGCACTTGTCTGCCCCTGACCTCCCTGACCATTCCCGAGGGCTCCTGAAACTGATGCGGGGCCATAAACGGCAAGCGTTGTCCAGGCGGGGGTAATGTAGGGGAAGTAAACCGTTTGAGTGCCGCTGCCCGTATTGGATGGGGCAATCACCGTGCCTGCTAAGGCCGCCGCATAAGTAGCCGCGACCGAGAACGTGTTGGTGGCAAGGTTAGTGGTCGAGACATAGTAAATTACGTTTTGCGAAAAGCCCGCTGGCAGGGAGCCAGAGGAGCTAAAAATGATCGGCTGGCCAGCGACAAAACCATTCGAGTTGTAAGTCAAGATACCAGTCGTAGCAGCCGTGAACGCATGGTTCCCGGTTGTCGTCATTCCCTTACTGCCGCGGATCGATCCGCCAAGGCCACCTGCCGTATCCGTGCCGGTCAGAATATAAAGATTGACAAGATTGCCATTGTCAGCGGCAAGGCTCGAAAGAGCCTCGGCATAAACCGAGAAATCGACAAGCTGGCCTTGAGTCGCAACCGACTTGCTAGTCGTAAGCTCCTGTTCGGCACATATGGGCTGACCAAGCGTGCTGCCGCTACCGCGATTGAGAGTCTGCGAGTACTGAAAACCGGGCGGAGGAGAAGGCGAAGACGTAACGCCGGGCGTCATAATAACCGCAGTATCGGAGGCCACATTCGCCTCACAAGCCCAACGGTCAGCGGCATAACCAGCGGGAGGAGGGCCTGAAGTTCCGCCACAAGTCGCTGCGCTAGTCCCTCTCTGCTGAATGTTGCCCGCACCATTGTCGAGAAGATTGCGGAAGGTGCTCTTCTGGGCAAGCTGTGCGGTATTAGGATTTAACTGTTGATAAACCCAAGTGTTGAACGACCCCGTGGGGTTTGTCGGGTCCCATTGCTGCCCTACAGGGATACCAGGGATCACCTGAGCAAGAGCGATAGCAGGGAGAAAACCGACAGTAGCAAGAATCGCGGCACGAAAGAAGGTCATTTTGCTCAGTTCCTTATGTGTTTCCATTATCCCGAAAATCGAGTGTCGTCAACGCGCTCGTCTCGCCTGTATGCCCCCATAAACCGCGCACGCGGCTCCCGCAACGAACAAGCTCGCGACTGCACAGAGATAGACAGTTGTCGCAGAGCCTAGTGAAAGTCTCACTCTGCCTGTGGGCAACTGTTGATTATAGAAAAGCCCCTGACTAGCCCCATTCGACAAAGAGCAAACAATTGCCGTGCCAAACGAACCAAGGTTTATGGTGCCGGAAACGGTGCTGATGGAAGCTTCCACGTTGCCAATCGGATCATTGGTAATCGCAAATACCGCCGTTCCATCAACGTCCCAATCGCCTGCGGTGAGAGAAATAGACGTTACGTTGTAGGTCGTACCCTGCGCCATATTGATGGCGCTTCCTTGGGCGAGAGTGGCGTGTACGTATTCCCCAACGAAACCTGATGCGGCATTGTCATTAGTAACCGTGCCAGCGATGGGTACTCCCGCACCCGTTCCAGCCAATTCGGTAATATCGGCATTGGTTCCGTTCCCAGCCCCATTCGTATTAATATCTGTTGCGATCGTATTGAAATTGGCATTGACTTGCGTCGCGTCAATGATATTCGTCGGGCCATTGACGAAGGTGTAAGGTAAAGCTCCAACAATAGTAGTCATCAACCCGGCCCGTTAATCACATCGCCTTTATACCCTAACGATCGCTGGCGCATATAAAGATCACCGAGTCTCTGATTAATTGCCGCAACGCCATTAATCTGTATCGCAAGCCGATCGTAAATTACCGGGCCAGGAAAATCAATGCGATAAGGGGTCAAGCTCGACGTGCCTCCCGAACCCCAATCCGCATAGCCCCAATCGGAATGTCCCCAAGCCGAACTCCCACTTGACCCAGGAACTGACCGACTTGTCTGTTGCAAAACAGCACCATTCTGATCAAGAGCGATAATGTTGAACGTAGCGCTACCAGGAGGGACACCGGCTTTAACCGATAGCTCAATCAATTCGGATGCAGCAAGCTGGCCTAAATCAGGCAGAACGCTTGTCTCAAACTCCCAAGCCAAAACAGCCCCATTCTCAGTATACGAAGAGGATGAATTGGGAATAACCGTGCTCTGCCACAGCGAAGCTGTAACGGCTTGAGGACTAATAATAAAAGTACCTTGGTAGACATCAATGTTAGTCGCCGGGAATGTATGCGGACCTGACCATATTTTCCTTACAAGATCGTACCAATACTCCTGCCAAGGCGATCCTGCCGCCGCTGAATTTTGCAAAGAAATGCGAACAACTTCACCATTACAGGCCATGACGACCCGAGTAGGATAAAGCGCGCTTATCAGAGGGACGACCACACCACTACCCGCCGCACCAATCGGATCACTGACTTTCGCATTGAAGTCGATCAGCCTCATTCCATCAGGAGCGATGAAAAGAACGCCATACGGAGAAGACGCGATACCAACTGGGGATGTTGTCCCCGTAGCGACATTAAGCGTGTTCACTGAAAGCGTTTGGTAGGCATAATCGCCTGTGACCTGAGCAATGTTTGACTCACCCTTGAAGACCATCATGGATTGAACTATGCCGCCAAGTTGGGTGGAAAGCCCCAGCGGTTGCCCTGCAACAAGCGGGAGATTATCACTAAATGTCAACGCTTGCCCCGCATTGGAACAGCCAAGCACAAGCACGTCGGTAAACAAGACCGAAGGCTGCGATGTCGTAGGATTGATCCCAAAATAGCATCGCTGATTGAACTGGCGAACCCACGCAGGGATAGTTAGGAATTGCAGGCGGCCTGAAACTGTCGTCGCAACTGTTGACACCGCAACGGCAAAACCTGATCCCGAACCGCCAAGATTGGCATTCGAAGCTGAAAGGCTATCAGTCGCAAGATAGCCGTTGCCCCAAGTGTCGAGCGTAACCGTCGAGACGCCTCCACCTGCGGCGACAACAATGTCCGCCGTAGCCCCCGACCCGGTGCCCCCTGTCAAGGGGACGTTGAGATAAGTTCCCGCCACATAGCCACTACCGGCAGTGATCGCACCGAGAGCCGTGATCGAACCATTCTGTAGAAGATTCCCTGCATGCCAACGGGGCGCACTCGGCACTGTAATATCAAACCAACCAAAAAAGTGAGAAGAGCCATCAAATCCCGGATGCGTAACGACAAGTAGGGTCCCCATTAAATCCATCGTCGGGGGGACCCAATCTCCTGTTGTAGATTGAGTTGTGGGAACATTGGACGATGTGACATTAGCAATTGTGTCAAAAGCATTAGTTACAATGTTGTAGCTAAATGGTTCGTCTTTCCCACTGTTCCTCGCACTGGCAATCAACCCATAAACTCGGGTCCCTACCACTTTTAAACAAGAGATTACTCCGGGAGTCGAAAAGCCGGTAAACGTTGTCAACTCAACCGCCGCTGGGCGCGGTGTCCAAACGTTTAGAGTTGTAGGGTCGGGAATCAAATTTTGCAGGGTGGCGCAAGCACCGGGAAAACTATCCGACGAATCAAGCGTATCAGATAGCCCCTTGGGAGAAAATTTAATAGGTTTAGCATTGCGGAGAGTCATTTACATACTCGCATCAATGCGCGAATATCAATAATAATCTTCGACCGATCATCGCCTGGTCCATAACCATTATCAATAAATAATATTCCCTTAGTCTTATCATAATAAAAGCCGTCTACTTGCTCCTCTAATCCTTGAGCCAAGAGTTGTCTACGCAACTCGTTTACTAATACATGCTCCTCCATAATTACCACCCTATTGTTTTAGTATTGCGAAGCTTATCAAATGGCGTTCCAAACCTCCTTTTATCGAGCGTCACCGTACCTATTCGCTGTGCATCATCTTTGCTTTGCAGATACCGCTTTAAGATCGCCGAAGCCCCCATAAACGTCGCCCCACCTCCCACTCTTGATTCTCCATTGAGAAACATCGTCGCCCGGTCATCATTCGCCATCAGCATCATTTCGCCAGTCAAACGACGATGCAGATAAAGCTCACTCTCATAGGAGAACCAAGGAATGACCGTACTTGTTGACGGGTTGGCGATGTCCGCCTGCTTGGCATAGTAGCGCGCCGTAACCGGATAAGCCCCACTCGGGGGCGGCCACACATACATGATCGGATTGCCGCCCGTGCCCCTCGGCGAGTTATCTACCGCATAATACTCAGGATATTGAGCCAATCCCGCTTGCTGCACGAGTGCATCGAACTCAGCAAGCGATACCGGGATCATGACATACTGCACGCCGAGGATCGTGTAGAACACATCGTTCTTATTAGCGCGCATCCAATTAGCAGGAAGTGACTGCGTATTTACCGGATTGGAACCGCTCGCTAACGTCGTGCTGAAATTGAACTGATAAGTGGCGCGGATCACATCAAGATCAAACGCACAAAGTTCGCCCAGAATGAGATTGAGCTTCTGTCCGGCCTGCGTTGTCCACGAAGGAACCTTGGCTTCTTGGCAACAAAGAGTGATAAGTTGCTGAGCTTGCAGGGGCATTATGCCTCCGCGCCAAAACTCACCTTGGCTTCCATTGCGGCAACGATGTTCTCAGAACTCGAAATCCGCTTTTCAAGAACCTTAATGCTCTGTTCAGACTGCCCAATCTTACCATTCAAATGATCGAGCTTCTGTTTATTTTGCCCGCCCATGAATGGCTTGCGCCGTCCATTGCTCTCAGCTTCTCGCTGGAAATTCGAGATCATAAGGTCCCGTTCAGCTTGTAGAAGGAGATAGTTATTTCGCTCTCTGTCCAGCGACTCACGGGCCTCGTCGAGAAGATTTTTCTCCGTCGGCAGGTGCGTCTTGGCCTTTTGCCGATCAGCGGCAGAGGAAAGTTTATCGAGAAGTGTGTTCAACTGCTCGTCCGTGCAGTCGGATGAAATGTGGCATTGAAGCACGATCTCACGCGCAGACTCATCAATAGTCTGGCGAAACGAAATGCCTATGGCGGGAACGTCACTCAAAATTTCGTCACCTGTCCTGTCGAACCATTAATGACAGCCCACGAGGGGCCGCCCTTGGCAATCGCCTGACTAGCCTCCATCATAGCCTTGGCCGGATCGCGATGTGTATCGGCATAGTGCCTATGCGTCCTAGCCATCTGATCTCGAAGAACCGCTGCGACACTATGTCGCACCTTGTACGTGCGACCGTGCATGAAATGCCGGCCGTCGATGATAAGCCGATCGGTATAGATAGCAAGGTCGATCGTTACCTCTTCCTCTGGCTCATGAAGCTCGGGATGAAGCTCGCGTTCGAGCCTTAGCTTCTCCTGCTCAAGAAACGCATCCTCGGCCCTCAAACGCTCTTCAGCTTCAATTTTGGCGCGGGCCTTCTGGCGAAGACGCTCTTTCGTTTCCTCGTCGAGCAAATCGAAGTTAGGAAGTGCGTCCCTCTCCAAAGACGGAGGGACATAGTCGCTTATCGACCGATTGAAACGAGGCTGCTTTGGCCCTTTGCGGGGTCCTGTACGATCAACCATTTAGAACATCCTGTAACAAAGCAGCAAAACAGCGTTCCAAAACAACATGCGGAGATTCGTACTTATCGGCTCTAAACTCGGCTCTCGCAGTCCAAGTACGAAGCTTCTCGTCTATATACGCCCTCGCATGAATGACAACAGCCAAGTTACACGGATCAGACTTATCCGGTTTATCTAGGATAAGAACGTTGACGCCTTCGACGAGCATCAAGGCGTTCCTGCGCTCGGACCAGACCAGCCACTAGAACCTGATCCGCTAATCGACCAGCCACTTACAAGAATCGGCCATCCCTGCGGATCATAGGCGACATAATCACCCTCAAACACCTGCAACATGCCTCTACGAGGGACATAAAGAAACCCACGCCCATACTGAAACTCAAAAGCCCCAGGATACGCAATGTGGTTCTGAATCTGAGTCCACGCCTTGTTAACGTAAACTCCGTCCCATTTTATGTTCGAACGCAAGCTCGCAGCGTCAGCCGCTGTGAAATCGCCGTTCATATGGAAACCGTTAAGCGTCGAGGTCGACGACGTCCCCATTCCAATTAGGGCCATGGATCACCCGAAGGTTGATGTGAAGGCCGAAGTCGATTCGATCCGCCCGTAGAACATCGTGTTCAAGAGGATCGTCCCATACATCACCTTCCAACCCACAACGCGAAGCTGATTGTGCGGGTCCGACTTATCCGCCTTGTCGAGATAGGTGTACTTGATTTCATCAAGTACGACCTGCCCATAAGCTCCACGTCCGAAGATATAAGTCGGATAGACCGTCACGCCCGAAGCGGGAGCGGCCGGCGGCGTCTGGGCAATGCCGATACCCGTAACCGTAATCGACGTATTGGGAGGCAACTGCGTCGCCTGCCCCGTCAAAGGTCCAACAGTCGGCCCCTGCGGTGACAAACCCAAATTGGTAGGCGATGTCGAAGTGCCAATGTAAACATTGTAAGTGTAGCCAGTCGTTGTCGGCGTGGTGACGGTGATCGAGCCAGTCGGCCCTGAAACCACGATCGCACTACTAACCGCCGCCACATACGACTCATACTGATTCTGGGTATCCTGACCAGTCACGATCACATAATAGGAAGCGCCAGCAAGATTACCTACCGAACCAGCCGCCGTGGAATAAGCCGTGTTGGCATATCCCGTCCAGAAGGGGACCATGTTCGAGGCGCAAAACCGGATACCCGAAAGCTCGCCAATTTCAGCATTGTAGAGCTTGTTGATATCGCTGTAGCTCGACGCCAGAACGAAGGTCGAGTTCTCTCGAACATCCTGCACGCAAAGAGTGTGAATGACAGCGCAATAGTGCGGCATTCCGCGAGGATCGTTCGAAGCCGTAGAACCGCCACTCTCTGCCTCTTCCCACTTATTCGTCTGCTCGTCGCCCATGAACCGGGGAGCGCCAAGTGTCTCAAGCGCACCGTCCATCCGGTTGAACTCGTGAATGTTCAATACATCGCCAGCAACGAGTGAACCGCGCGATCCGCGCGTATTGACATAATTGACCTGAGCACCGGCAAGAAGGGCATTGTGCGTGTTACGCTCCAAAGTTTCAGCGACCGCCAATGTGCAAAGCTCTTTAGCAATCTGGAACATCGGATGCATAACCGTCATCTCGGCCACATCAGTAATCGTGACCTTGTCGCCCCACTGAACCGCGGTCGCCGAAACCATCGTAACCGTCATGGTCTGCCCAACAGGTGGAACGCCCTCAGACAATGGCGCATACGGCAAGGGGATGCGGTTCCAGCGAGCCGCCTGATACTGAATACCTCGCCCTTTAGGAAGGGTCAAAGGATCAGCAAAGCGATAAACGACAAGCCTGCGCCGAGCTAACGGAAGCGTTTCGTTGGCGATATAGGCTACAACGTCGGCAGTGAATGAAGTTGAATAATTGATAGCCATTTGACTTTACTCAGATGTATGAATCCGGTCGCTCCAATCGGGCTCGAACAGCTTCGGGAGACATGTCATTAACGGCAAAGCGCTTCTGACCGCGAGGAGCGGAAGCAACATCGCCCCGGCCGCCAGTTGTGCGCGCTTGCTGATTTCGAATATTCTGCTGGCCCTGCTGACGAGCCTGCTCTCGACCCTTATTGGCATCCATCGCCTTGCCACGAATATAATGAAAAACCGTCTCGCGATCTGCACCGGCAAAGGGGGTGCCTCGACGGCGTTCATCAGCAAGTGTGCGCTCGACTTCCTCGGCATATTTGCGCCGAATAGGATCAGAAGTGGCCCTCGCTACATAAGCGGCTTTATCAGCCTGATCACGAGCCTGAAACGTCGCTATCATAAGCTGACGTTCATGCTTCTTTTCCGAACGTCTAATTTTCTCATCGACTTGTGCAAGCGGCTCCATCAAAGAGATGCGAGCTAAAAACTCATCGTCGCTCTCTTCTTTGGGCTGTTGCGGGCGATCTCGATTAGAGCGAAGCTCTTGAAGCTCCGCTTCTACGCGCGCGCGATGCTCGCGCTCTGCGCGTAGCTCTTCACGAAGACGATCATCCCGACGACTTACCCTTTGCGGGGCTTCGGAAGCTTGCTCTTCTTGCCCTTCGAGGGCATCCCCGCTTTCGTCGTCGATTGATCCGGCATCGGCCCCCTCTTCGAGGTCATCCGGGTCCCGATCTTCGTCTTCTTCGATGTCATTTGGGCCTGCCATGTTCAACCTTATAATTCCGGTTTTCGGAAAGTGTCAAGTCGCTGCTCGTTAAGCCGAATCAGGTATTCAATTCGAGCCGTCAATGTCGCCAACTGTGTCTGAATTGACGTGTGCTCAGGCTCAATTCTCTCACGCCATGCCTTCAAAGCCTCAATATCAGAATGCAATAACTCGTAGGTTTGTCCTGCATGCCAAATTCTACTAAATATAAATGACCCTCCAGCGAGAACGCCAGAAGATATCGCAAAGAAAAATGCTCCCCAACGCTCGATTAACGAGAGATCAGGGTTTACCGCATCTGTCATTTATATGACATGTTACGCATCAGTCGAAACGGGAGCCGGCGAAGGCGGATTCGGAGCCTTGGCTTCAAGCTTCGCCTTATGCGTATTCAGGGTGTCGATAATATCCTGAATTACCTCTAAGGCACTCGGACCATATTTCTCGACCAAAGAGGCGATTTCCACTACCAAAGCCCAGTTCATACTACACTCCCGTCATAGAGAATCAGCAAGACTTGTTAGCACGCTAGCGACCATTAACAGGCCCTTCTTAAGCGCGACAACATCGGAAGACGGAATGGGGGTCGGCGTAACACCAGGAGACCATAATTTTGAAGGGTCATATCCGGGCGATCCCCCCTTATCATCAGCCCAAAACACATTACCGCCGATGTTAACCCCCAATCCCGTAGCGTTCGCCTCCTTGACCCATTCCGCTGATGTCAAAGAGGGGTTAGCGTAATTGAGAGCTTTAGGAACGATATTACCCAATTCCCCATCAATTGCCGCTAGAATCATAGCATATATATCACTTGTAGGTTTTCCTAAAGCGTTAGGATATGCTGAAAATTGTTGCGGCGCAGTCGCTTGAGCAATCCACGTAGTCCCATGATTACCATAATTAGTTGCTGCTCGATTCATGATGACATTCAAAACCGCCTGTTGACCAGCCAGCAGAGATGATTCGCCGGCAATGATCGAAGCCAAAAGAGTAGGTTGAGCCATCATTCATACTGCCATGTTGAACCGTTGCATATACCCAGCGAATAAATGTGGGTTGATCCGCCACCTGTTATGTTACCATGCCATACCGGCGCTCCGCTAGCAACCGTGTCAATAACCCATTTTGTCTGCCCAACATTCCCGCTGCCACATGAACCAAGGTTTGCAATCGTTGAAGATTTCAGTAGCACAGATGACATCTGCGAATTAGCTCCGAATACCTGCGAGGCCGCGTCCGTAGGCATATTAACTATCTGAGTCGTACCCGAATGATAATCGTTCGGACCTATAACCCATCCAGCATTGCTAGTTCCATTAAACGCAATATGTCCATTCGATGGCGTCGAATCAGAAAAAGAATTACCCGCTATAACACCTGTTTGAACACCGCTATCAACATAAATATCCTGAGTAGTATTAGCAACGAACATATTACCTGACACTGTCGTATCAGTAGTTTCCGTTGAGCCACAAGCACCGAGTTGAAACTCTAACCCTGTCGTGTTCTGCTCTATATTATTACCTACAATAACTGTAGGATTATCAGTAGTAGCACAGCCAGCGCCCGGACCCAAAACAAGCAACCCAACACCACCTGATATATCCTCGAACTGATTTCCAATAATTCTAACCGCACCATAAGAATTAATAAGACCACCATAACTACCATTAACCAAACCGCCAGAAACATAATTACCTTCGATAATAGAATCAGTACCAGAAAAAGCTAAATCTGTATTAGCACATTCAAGAACAGAATTATTCTTAACCCAATTGACCCAATCAGGATTAGCACCACTGGCAACACTACCAAGAAAATTAATACAATTACCCGTCCCATTCGCTATATAATTATTTATCAATCTCCCGTTAACCCACCATACATCAACAATATTAGTAACCGTGTAGCTTGCAGCACGACCGTCGAGAGTCAAATTCCAAATACCTGCCGAGTGAATAAAATTCGTCAAGGTCGCTTGAGTTATCAAAGCAGCTATATTTGCAGCGGGCCTAATAACCGTTCCCACACCGGGAGAAACATTAACAATCGCTCCCGCACCCACGAGTTGTACATAAGCCTTTAAAATAATTGGGTTTTGAATTCGGCAGTCCATGCCGTTAGAAAATTGGACAACGCCACCTCCCGCATTATATACTGTCGTAATAGCAGAATTAATTACCGTTGAATCATCGACTGCGTCATTACCCTTACAACTAGTTGAAGGGATATAAACAACCGTTCCGGGGGCACAAACACCTCCATTAATAAAATTACCATTTGCGTCGGTAGTTACACAGTTACCCGAAGTAAAAGCGCCATTCGCCGTAGCAAATTCAGTCGTATTACCCGAACGGGTCCCTTGGGCGAGGTTCCCCGTTCCGTTACCCAAAATTGGAAGATTAGCAGTGAAAGAAGATTGTCCAGTCCCGCCCTGCGGAACCGTCCATACACCGGACACCGGCACAAAAATATTACTGACAACCTGATTTGGCCAAACCCCCGAGATCGAGATGCCGTTTCCTGGGATCAAACTTGGCGTTGGATACTGCGCCATTAAAATATAATTTTGAGCCCATACCGCCGTAACAAAAAAGACACCAAACGTTACAGCAAGCAATCTCTTCATCGCGGCATTCTCATCGGGTCTTTAAGCTGATCTTGAGCGATCGTTCCTGGCGGATTTTGTCCACCACGGGGGGCAGTCGGTTGAGCGCCCATACGCGCACCCCTCGAAGCCCCAGGACCTTGACCGCCCTTTGGCGGACCTTGTTGCTGCATCTGCTGCATCATCGCCTGATTTTGCGCAAACTGAAATGCCTGCATGTGAGCCGCCATATGCGCGCGAATTGTCCCATGCGGATCACCCGATTGCTGCCCAGCCTGCATATGCGCCTGCATATGCTGCTGCAAATTGTCCATCGGATGTACTGGAACAACATGACCGTTTAGCAACATCTGATTTTCAAACTCAGGATCGATCGTTAGCTCTTGGCGAATATCCTTGAGAATAGTTGCGCCGAGTCTTGGGCCAAAAAGATTGTCCACCATATGAGATAGAAGAGGCCCAAGATCCAAACGATACCCCTGAATAAGGGGCGGAGGAACGCCTCGTAAAACGTTAATACCGGCGACTTGCTGCTGTAAAGTCTGCGCATTCCGGGCCTGCTCTACACCGAACCAACGAAACTGATACGTCTTATCCATTTGGATAAGCGGTATTTCGATCATGTTCATCATCATACCCGTCGGGCCATATTGACGAACACGAAGGGCCTTGTCTCGATATTGATGATCCAACTCCAACATAAAAAGAACGATTGGGGTAAATATTTCGTCTTCCATAACGGTAACTGCATCCGCCGTAGTGAGAATATCTACCTGTTGCTCGTTGGCAATCTCAGCTTGAGACGGCTTTTTCTTCGGCGTCATGCCCTGCGTGATCTGCGCTGGATTGACCGATAGCGCCTGAAAAATCGCTTGCTGATCGGCAGCAACCAATTCCAAAGCATCCTTCCAAATCTCGGGGAACTTCGCAAACTGAGTTGACGTCGGGTCCGTCTTCCATACCGCCGCGAGCGTAAGAACAAATTCTCCCACATTCGGATTCTTCTCGGGGTCCGTCATAACAATCGGCAAGAGAGCGTAGGTCGCCGAATCCGCGCCCTGATTCGTCACATCATTTGCGTGATATTGAAGGTCAGCAACGCCAAATTCTAGCTTTGATCGACCTTTAAATGATCCATCAACCTTGTCCACAGGAGAGGAGATAATGTCGATGTGATCAGACCAGTAAGGATTACGCTTGCATCCGAGTATGAGGTTTTCACCCCCATAATATGCCAGACAAAGTCTACGCTCGCCATCGATATTAAGCATGACCCAAGTGCGATAAACAAGTGCATACTTGCCCCGCGCGCCACTCTTGATACCCGCGGCATCAACCATTTCCTTAGCTTTGTCCTGTCGTTGATGCTCCTTAAGTGTCTGTTCATCGATCAACCTCTCTTTAAGCGCCTCTCCTATTTCGGGATCAATCTCCTCGGTTGCAATCATCTCCTCAATCATCGACTCGGACCAACGACAAATTGTCGTGACCGAGCCCCCCGATCGAAGAGCTTCTTCAAGAGAGTCCACAGTCGGAGGAAGGACGAGGAGGTCACTGTCGGGAATGACCTTGACCACAGGGCGACCTTCGACAAGCTCCTCCTCTTGGATATCATCAAACGATTCATCGATATCATCAGCCTCCGTGTAAGCTTGAGAAAGCCCCTGCATGCCGCCCATAGACGCACCAGGACCCGAGCCCATAGGAGGTTGCCCCGGCATCCCCACAGGTCCCTGTGACCCTTGCAGGGGAGACTGAGAGCCTCCTCTCTTAACCCTATGAACGACGTGACGACGAAACTCTTGCCACGTCACTTGAACGGTCATCTGACCTTCAATATCGCCATTCTTGCAGAGGGCGGGAGCGACTTGGGTGCGGAGCTTGGCTTTACGAACGTAGTGTTCCAACAGCGCTGTCTCAGCGTGCGGTATCGTACCATCCTCTGAAACAGCCTCGATGTACCGACCGTTCTTAGGAAAAACCTGATTGACGAAGCGCGTTTTGCGCGCCTCCACGGCCGAATGTACAATAGGAATAAAGATTTGGGCGTTGCCGTTATAAGCCTGCTTCTGCCCAAGGACACAGTTGTAAACATCCCACCAATCCTTGGTATCGTCAGCACGATCGGCCTGTTTATAGAAACCCTGCGTGACATCCGTGAAAATTTTTAGAAGGGCTTCACGCACGGCCTCTTTACGAACAAGCTGATCCGCCCGCCCTTCTGGCTGAAAGGACGGCTCAAGCGCTTCGTCGGGCGCGACGCGGACCTTCTTAGCTTTCTTGTCGCGGGCCATTTTACGATCCCATCATTCGACCCACATTGGCAATAAATGGCCGATCATGCAAGGAAACCACAGTCACTATTGGCGGAGAAGGCGGACCTAACGCTACTGTGACCTGTGTCAAAAGATCAATCGGCGGACCAAAACCGCGTGGCGTCAAATCAGCCAAAATCGGATACGCGGCAACTGCTCCATGGCTCCCAGACTGATACGAACTCCTTAAATCGACGTTGTATGGATCACGTCCTAGTGGGGGCAGATCGGCGAACGGAGAGCCAGCAACTGCCCCATGGCTCCCGGACTGATACGAAGTCCGAAGATCAATTGATAGACCCAGCCCTACCGGTGGCAATTCAGCGGGAATTGCATAAGCTGCCGCCGCCCCAAATTGACCGACAAGAACACCAGTTAAAAGATCGACCAAGAATGGAGCCGCCCTAGGCGGCAATGACGTATCATAATTTGGAACCTGAGCGACACTTACAACCGTCTTGCCTGAAATCGCCCAAGTAAAAAGATCGATTGACGGCCCCTTACCAAGCGGTGGTAAATCGGCAGCTATCGGATTACCGGCCTTTGCCCCTACTCGCCCTTGTGGATATTGCGTAAAGAAATCAGGCGGCGGCCCGCGACCTAATGGAGGTAAATCGGCAAACGGTGTACCCGCAACTGCACCATGCGAAACATAACCCGATTGCCACCAAGTCCCTTGATCGATAGGGGGGCCTTTACCAAGAGGCGGCAAATCAGCAAAGGGTGTACCCGCAACTGCACCATGTCGACCTTGCAGGAGCCATGTCCAAATATCTGCGGGGGGTCCTCTGCCGAGCGGCGGTAACTCGGCAAATGGCGATCCGGCCTTAGCCCCGTGAGAAATGTAACCGGGCTGAAACGCAGTCGTCAGATCAGGCGGCGGCCCTCTACCGAGCGGCGTAAGATCAGCAACAATCGGCCCAGATGCTGTAGCTCCATGAGAAACATAGCCGGGCTGGAACGCCGTCGTTAGATCAACAGGCGGTCCTCTGCCAAGCGGCGGTAACTCGGCAAATGGCGATCCGGCCTTAGCTCCATGAGAAACATAGCCGGGCTGGAATGCCGTCGTCAAATCAGGCGGCGGTCCTCGTCCCAATGGAGGCAGATCGGCAGAGGGGAAACCGGCAGTCGCTCCATGAGAAACATAGCCGGGCTGATACCCACCATAAAATAAATCGATGCTTGAACGGATAAAAAATAGCGGCAAATCAGCCGATTGCTGTATCGCCTGACCAGACGATATTTCCTTAATTAAATCATGATGATACTGAGTCACTTAAATTCGAAGTACTTTCCAAGGGAAAGCACGCCCCGTCCCTGCAAGCTGCTTGATCGTCGTCTCCGTCGCCTGATCAGAAGCTATAGGAGGGCTCGATTTGTGGTTCGCCACCTGCACATGCTGATAGGTCCCCTTCCACATCTGAACATAAGAGCCTCCACTCAAGGTAATCGTATAAACCCTCAACTCAACAAGATCACCCGAAGCCAAGTTGGACGTGTCCCACTCCCCGACAATCGTTCCGTTGGTCGAATCTTGGTAAAGAACGTGTTCAAACGTTGCAGTAACACCGGAACCTGTTGACGAAACCTGAATTGCAGACCCCCCTTGAGTGGCCGAAAACTCAAACGCTGACCCGCTCAATCCCGCTGAAATCACATAATAAGTCGTTCCAAAAGTCACACCCGTCGGCGCAGTTGTTCCCGCAAATACAACCATATCATTAGCAGCGGCGGTTTGCGTACACGTGACCGTCGGAACCGATGTCGAAAACGTGCAAGACGCCCCAGACACCGTAGCCGTCTTGGTTCCGCTGCTATCGAGCACCCAGGTCATCTATATAATCCATACGCAGTAACACCAATGGTAGCCGATGCAGTTGTGGCCGCCCACCTAGCCCATACATGAGCCCCGGCAGGAATGGAAATGGGTACGAAACCCACCACAACAGGCGTAATAATAGCGCTCCCATTATCTGTCACTAATATATTAGGTATAATATTTTTTTGCGACCCAGACGCACCCACAGCAATATCCATAAGTCCATTGGTAGTCGTCGCCGCCCCATTTAAACTATCTAAAGAATACATTATACCACAATAGTCTCTTACTGCCCCCGTAGCAGAAGGAGTCAATTCTGTATATGATCCTTTTGTATTGGTCGAGGAACTGGCTGTTATGGTCGTACCCGTCACGGCTGACGACGTGTATCCCAAACTATCAACTCCAGCAAAACTGGAACCAAAAAACGATCCCGAAAATAATTGAGCATTTATAGCCAGTGCTTGCGACGCAACATGAGCCGCAATTGCAACAGAAATCCTAGTTCCTGACGGAATTGACAACGGCAAATTAAATACCGCAGTACCAGAAGTTGGCAAAGATACAAGTAAATTAGTGGCGATAAGTTTTTCCGAACCAGAAGCCCCTACAGCCAAATTAACCGCAACACTGTCAGCATTAAAACTTGTTGTCCAATATACATTTAAAAGAATAAATTCCGTATCATACGGAGACCCTCCAGTGCCAGTTAAGGCAGTATAAGAAGAACCATAATTATTGGCCGTCCCCGATGTGACCGACGTCCCGGTAGAACTTCCCGTAACGGTCCCTATATCATTGCCGTTACAAAACTCGATAAACGGCGGAAAACCTCCTGACATGGTTCATGCTTCAAATCATCTCATAAGTAATCGAGATGGACTGCGCTCCCGAAGTTGTAGAAGCAGCATTGTGGCAAGAAAATATATTCTCGCTTTGCGACGCAACACCATTAGTAGACCCCGCCGCGCCAACGCTTATCCACTCATTACCCGGCGCAAACGCTGTGCGTAATGTACCGCCAAAAGCATTGAAGCCCAACTGCAATCGAGAAATGGTCGTAGCAGGAGCACGAGCGGGAGCCGTACTGGCCGCCCAATACCAAGTCGGATTATTGGAATAGGCTGGAGAGCCAGTCTTGATGAAGCCATCCGAATTGGGCAAGGCCAATGCGGTCGGCGTAACACCAAGAGTCGATGTCCGAGTCAAACACATGGCGTTGAATGCAGACGATGTCGCTTGACCCGCCTGCACAATATCGTTCATAGACATGATGTCAATGGACGAAGCGGTTCCAAAGTAGCCGCCACCCACAAAAAAAGTCTGCGTTGTTAGGGTGCCGTCTGCCTGTGCAGTGGGGGTGAATGTCGCCAAAGATGCTACACGCTTTGCCATTTAAGTGCTCCTAGATACATTTTAAATTGGCGACGGCGCTTTTGGCCGCTTCCGCCCGTCCAAACAAAGTCGAGTGAATATAGTCTGGTTGATGCATCTCGAAGTCGCACGGATCGCATACAAACCAATCACATATCATGCAGTGACCACGGGGACGAACTCGATCAGGGTTCTTAATCACCACGCTCCCACAATGTTTGCAGTGAAGCGTATCAACCTCATGAACGCCGGGGCGACCCCATTGCAGGGGGAGATTGAGAAGCCGAGCCTGATCCTCGGTCAATCCGCCATCATGATCAACATGCATCCAACCCTGTTGTCTCATAGAGTAGGGAATGGTCATGTCGCTCTCGCCCAATCCAATAGCTTAGCCTTCTTCGCTTCGAACGCCTTACGCTCTTCAGCAAGAGCCGCAAAAGCCAAATTGAACTCAGCTTCCCGCGAATCCAAAGCTGACTTCGCTTTTTGAAAAGCAGCATAATTGCGTTCAAACGATGTCCTCTTGTTATCAAACTCCTGGGTCTCTCTTACGAACGTATCAACCTGAACCTTGAAAGAAGCAAACTTCTCTTCCCATTCTGCGATCCGCTTAGTCAGGCCAGCCTCTTGGGCGGCAAGCTCATTCGATCTCCTTCCAAGCGCGGCGCTTTCATCAGCATGAGCCTTGAGCTTGTCGTCTGCGTCTTTCTGAACAGCCTGAGCCCTCTCAAGAACCTCTCTACCGGCATCCGATCGCTCTTGCAGGGAGGCGAGAGCCGCTTGCGTCGCCTTGGGATCGCTCAGAACCTTGAGAAGGTCTGTAAGCGTCGTGATATGCTCAGGAGGAATATACGAAGACATCATTTTAATTAGACAGTTGGATTATGGCTACGCGATAACCCGCACCAAGAGGAACCGCTCGATACTCTGTTTGATTAGGAGCCATACGCCCATTGCTCGATGTAGCCGTTGGATTAGCCCCAATGAGAACGGCGACGCCAACACCAGAGTCAGTGTTGTCGCAGTGCATACGAATGAACCGTGTAGCAGGGTTGAAGACCTGCCCCTGTGCAGATGAAGCCCCCGCCGTAATCGTGTAGTCGGCCAAAGGAGGGTCTTTGCACATCGGACCAACGCCCGCAGTGTCCACAAACATCTGCGAATATTCCGTAACATAAACGATACTGTTTGCCATTAAGAACTCACGATCTGAATAGACCCGACTTGCGGCGCATAAACGTAGATCGCCCCAGAGAACGCTTCAACCTTAAGGCCATATCCCGGTTCTACAAGGTAATTGTTCGCCTGTCCATTGGGATTTGTCCCAACATAAATAGGGCTTGCAGAGAGGTTGTATACCGTCGCCGACTGCCGACTGGCTAAAGGGGCAAATAGCTGAGTCGTCCCTGCCGGCAATCGGGTCTGAGGAGCCGAAGCTGTCGCGTTCGCCGCCTGGGCTGGCTGCAACTGTGTTATCTGAGCCGATCCTGTCTTCGTAATAGCCGAAGACGCAAACGCCGCACCAGCATCTTTGTTAGGAGCAGGCATCAATCATAACCCCCCTCAATCAGCTTGTCCTATAAAAGAGCAGGGAAGTTCCCGATGCCACGATCGCGTACACAGGATCATTATAAGGAGCAAGCTGGATTGAGTTGCCAGGGGCGATCGAGAAGCCATTAGCAGGGGGCGTAATGTTGCATCCCTGAGCCGGATTGGGAAGGGGCCAAGTCGGAGGTAACGCCCCTTGAGTCCCATAGTACGAGTTGTTGTTAGATACCGTCACGGCAATCTGATCCGTCGGCACGACGAGCGAGACTGTGTTGCGGGGCGCAGCAGTGAGAACGGTCACGCCGGCAGTCGTCACCGTGATCGACGAAAGGCCCATAGCCGTAAGCTGAGCCGTCGAGTTGCCCGCATTGCCATCCGGCTCCAAGACAGAAGGATAGACCGCCGAAGGGTTGAAGGGGTTGTAGAGACTGGATAGCGGCATGAAGGAAAGCGCCGCAGCGTTGAAGGCCATGACTACCTCACATGGGCAAGCGCACTGATAAAACGCCGCCCATCAGAGGTATAGGCATAATTCGGAGGATTGACAAGGGTATCCGCCGTCAAGCGCATCGTCGCCGCGAAGCTCTCAAGGGGAGCCATCAAAACGGCATAAGCGTTCTCTATCGGCAGGGGTAGGACCGGGTCACGAGCATATCCAGCAACAAAGCCCCTTGCCGTCCAAGTCGCTGCTGAACCGACTCCAATCGCCGCATGTCCATGAGATGGGCGGCGTATAAGCCCTCTAAGCTCCTCTCGACCAACTTGCGGGTCCCCTCCTCGATTGACCTCATAACCCAAAGATCGGGCAGCCGCTCTAAGCCCATACACGGTGTACTCATCAAAATGTTCCGGGCAGGAAAAGAGGCGCAAGTCGCGGAAGGAGGGAAAGACAACTTGCGCCTCTGGTAGGATTGCTCGACTACCAACGAGAAATAAATTAGCATCCTTCAGCACATCTGTCAAGACCGTACCCGCGTCTCCCTCAGCAATCGTATCCCACAAAATGCAAAGACGCCCCCGATCGAGTTGACAGAGAATGGCCGTAGTAATTTGGTTATTTGTATTGATTAACAAGTATGATTGTATATTCTTGCCTTTAATAGCCCCATCGACATTAATTTCGGGAAGGAAATTATCATAAATTGGAACCCCGAGTTTCATGGTCAACATGTAGGCGAGCGCATTTGGCGCGTCGATAAAACCCGTTGGGAAGCCCAATAATTGGCTCCGCAACTCGGGCATCTCGCTGGCAAAGACAACCTCTCCTGCTCGGAAGTAGGATTGAAGTCCGCGAATGAAATCAAATTTACCCTTCGGGGCATGCAAAGGCCGCAAAGGCAAGACAACGCCCTCGGCGATTTGCCGGGATCGAATAGGCTGGAGCAACCACTCGTTAAGGCCATTTTCTTCAACTCCAATGGCAACGGGCGTATATTTTTGGTTCGTCAAAAAAATATCATCAATAATTTCGTTAGGCATCCATTTTCTGGCAGAGCTTTCCCAAACAATTAATTTATGCCCCTCCCACGAAGCCACGACCTTGCCGGTGGTGGCTGACTGTTTATTCGTCGTCCTGGCAGGGTCATAAATTGCATAAACGGCATGGTAGGGTTTTGGAATTTGCGGCTCAACCCGAAACATGTCAGGAGTGAACATTTGCGACGAAGGATCAATGGCCTCGCACATATATTCTTGTTGGAATGTGTCCAACTCTTCCAATTCCTGATAATTCAGTCGCATCTCCAAAATTTTTTCGAGCGGAAATCGATCCGGCCAATTAGATGTCCACTGCCCATCTTGGTCCCGATAAGCTATTGGTATGGTGCGTGTCGTCCACGATTTATCCGCCTTTGCCAAAGTCGGAGCAAGCGCTTCCGGATGAAGGGGAGTGGCAGCCATGCGCATTCGCCCTCCTGGAGCCAGCGCGGGAATGACCGTACCCGCCAACCAGGAGCGAGTCTTCTTACGAGCTTCGGGCGTAGAAACAGAGCCACTCTCTTTGTCCTCCACGTCATCAAGGAAAATAAAATCAGGCCGAGCGTCGAGATGCTTCACACCTCTTAGCGACTGACCCCGCCCATAGGCTTGCATCATGACACCCGTGGACGTGCAGGCGCGGGTTTCTTGCCAAGGATCGCCCGGACCTACCTCAAACGTCTCCTGAAACTCCTCATTGAACTCAATGATGTGCTTAATGGCAGCAAGACGTTCTGCCGCCCGCGTCTCACTCTCTCCTAATATGACCACATTGCGAACACGCTTTAGGCCAACTTCAATCGCAATCGCCTCCTCCGCCTTGGTCGATTTGGCAGAGCCACGAAAGGCCATCGTCAAAACATTCGGAATATCCGAATGCCAATCCTCTACAAGTTGGGCATGGAAAGGAGCGTCAACATTGTCGTGACGATCCGCAAAGAGGGCGGCATGGGCTAGGCAGGGGTCAAGGTCGGCCATGAGCAAATGTAACATGAAGATTGAACATAAACAAGTTGTAATGTTCTATTTTCGTTGCGGTTTTCGGAGGCACCCCAAAATTTTGCGCGCGGGGGCTCCCCCCGCCCGACGTCCCCTGAGTTACTCCCTGAGGGGATCACCCGAGCAACATGCGATGTTAACAGTGTGGAGTTGTATACAACCGCAGGTTGGGTAATGTTAACGTCCATCATAACGATAATCGTTGACTAAAATTATTATAATCCACCTCGATTTTTAAAATTGACAGCAATTTAATTAATCATGTTTTACAGTCTGTTACTGAAGATGACGGACTTTTTACCTGCAGTCCGACAAGGTGCTAAAACCCGGAATTGCAGGGAGAGAACAGTGTTACCCCCATCCTTACCTACAAATCAACATAAAGAGGGGCAGGGGGTATGTCTACCGTGGAAGGAGCTATGAGGTAGAACGGTTTCCCCGGCGACTCCTAAGGAATCAACCGACAAGGTAGAGCGGTTTACATGTGAACGATTTAACCCCTTGAAACCGTTATAGTTTCAGCCCCCAAAAACAGTTTACCAACCCCTTTTGTTCTGTATATACACCACTACAACCTTGGACATACGTCTACGCTGGCTTGACCAACCCACCTGCAGGTGCTAGATAGCTCGCTGTAAACCAATTGAAAGGATTGAGGTCGTGGTAGATATTGTACTCACTTTAACTGAGGAACAAATTCGAAATCTTCTCAAACTAGCCCACAACCTGCAGGAGCTCGCTAGCCTATCCTCCCCCCTGCAAAGGTACCTGATTGTACATGAGCTGATCGATGATAAGCTAGAGCGGTATCTCGACAATCGTATTCAAAAGAAGGCCACTTTTAGCAGGAGAGATTCAGGAGTTGATCCCAGTCTAGTCATGTGGCGTGACAAGCTTAGGTACGCTCAGCCTGAAATCGTAGACAATGATGGTGTCGAGAAAGTTCGCTCAATAACTTTAGTTAGAGAGGTTTTAGGCTTAGACGTCGATCGCTTGGATTCCCGTATTGGACAACGCCTCCGCGCCTGTATGCTCAATCTTGGTTGGAGGGGTCCGTTTAACATGTGGATCGACGGCAAACAGGGGAAAGGTTACATTCGTCTCCCTGCCCACCTGCGGCAACCTGTCCCTTGACATCCCTGCACGATTTGCTATGATGCCGTCTCCCAAATAGGTGGAGGAAAATCGATGTACAAGCTAATGCTTAACAAGCAACATCAGGGTGAGCGGCTTTGGTCTCGCTCCACCCTGCATGGTGTGGAGCGTCTAAGCGAACGCTTCCCCCGTTTGAGCGACAGGGAGCGAGCCGACCATACGAGAACCGAGCTTATCAATTACCTGCAAGGTGTCGAGCCCTTGGCTGAGGTCGCCATGTGGGAGCAGTGGAAGGGTCACCGATGATCTGGTCTTGGAATCTGACCCTAGGATCCTTTTTCCTATCTCTGGTCATCACTGCATTCGCATTTGCGGCCATGTTAGTTTTTGGCCCGATCGATGACGAGGAGGATTGGCAATGAAAATCACAGTTAAGATGCTACGCAGCCTGGGAGCGTGTGAAAAACAATTAGATATATTCGAGGAACTATTTAGTGACGGTGTCGAGCCGACACTAAAATTGTGCCTCAAATACGCGGATACGTTTGATTGGAACTGGGCTGCGTCCAATTTGCTCGACGCTTCTGTGCTGCAAATTTATAGTGAAAACATGCAGCCTGCACAGCGAGCTTACGAGGAAGCTATTGCGGCTGCATGGCGAGCTTACGAGGAGGCCGCCGAGGCTGCACGGCGAGCTTACAAAGAGGCCACCGAGGCTGCCGTCGCCACGCCGATCTGCGATCCGCCGTGCTGGTCAGTTTACAAGGAAGCTATTGCGGCTGCACAGCGAGCTTACGAGGAAGCTATTGCGGCTGCATGGCGAGCTTACGAGGAAGCTAGAGCGGCTGCACAGCGAGCTTACGAGAAGACCATCACGTCCGCGCAGCGGGCCTACAATAAAGCTAGAGCAGCTGCATTCTGTCATTCGTGGTCAATGATGAAATGAACATTGTCACCTTGGATTTCGAGACGTATTTTGACGATGACTACACACTCAAAAAGCTGACGACCGAGGGTTACATACGTGACCCTCGGTTTAAAGCTTATGGCTGTGCGATGTTGCATGACGGCCTCGCCTACTGGCTCCCCGGCCCGGAACCGTTCGGCCCCGATGCCAAAGCCCTATTGGAACGTTCTGCGGTCCTCTGTCACCACGCCCAGTTTGACGGCCTCATTCTAAATCACCACTACGGGATCAAGCCTGCCTGCTGGCTCGACACCTTGTCCATGGCTCACTACCTCTACCCAGGCGAGCCAGCCTCATTAGAAGCCCTTGCAGCGCGCTACGGGCTCCCAGCTAAGACGATGCCCTATCAGGACATGAAAGGCGTTCGCGATCTAACACCAGAATTGGAGAAGAGAGTTGCAGAAGGTGCAATCCACGATTGTGAACTTACGTGGGCTATATTTCAGGCAATGATGCAAGGAAGCCCGTAGAGGCGTTTGACACGCCTCAAGCTGTCATGGTACCTATGAGTCGTTACAAACGCCTCAGGATGCCATCTATGTCTCAGCATTGCAGGGAATACCGCGTTAGGTTGACTGGGTTCTGGTGTACTTATTGTGGGGAACCGGCTACAACGGAGGACCACTTCCCACCTAAATCACATAGCAGCGGAGGATTTCTGATCCCTGCTTGCAAAGAATGTAACTGTGTTCTGAGCACGTGGTGGGCAACTGACTTCGAAAGCCGCTGCATGCTCGTTAAAAAGAGGATAGCTCGCCGCTGCAAAACGTTAATCGAATCTCCTACATGGAAACAAAGCGAATTGCAAGAATTAGGAGATACCTTATGGAGCGCTGTGGAGAACTGGAACCAAAAACAAGACAGGGCAAAGAGGAGGCTTGCGTGGAATGTGGAAGCTTATATCGCGTCTATAGACCGCAACAACGTTTTTGCTCTTCAAGATGTAGACAGGTAGCGCATCGGAAACAACGCAACGAGTTAATAAATCAATTGACGGATACACTCGCTAAATTAGTAATAGGACTGGCGAAATGACACCACCATTCCCTCCAATTGAGCTGCCTATCATCGACGCAACAATTAGGATGTTCACCGAGCCCACCCTGCAAGGCGACATTTCTCTTTTACAGAAAATTCATGACGACGAACAATTGTCTAAAAACGAGCGGCTTTACGACTTAAATGTGAGTGAGAAGGATTTAGCTTCGACTACCAAATTCAAAGCTCTTCTCGAAGCCGAGGGTGTGGAGGTTGAGATGAAAGAGGGTAAGAATGGGCCGATTCCTGCTCTTGCCAAGACTGATCCGTTCATGCAAGAACTGTTGGAGGACGAAGATGACCGTATCCGCTCGCTCGCTGAAGCCCGTATCGATGTTAAATCTACGATCACGTCAACGCGAAGCGCTAGACTTCTTGAGATGGCTGAGCGAGGAGCCCTCTGTATCTATCTCAATTACTGTGGAGCGCACACTAGGCGATGGTCTGGAGGAGACTCGCTCAATTTCCAGAATCTCACTCGACGATCGGACTTACGACGCTCTTTGCAAGCTCCTGACGGTTATCTGATTGCTGCGCCGGATCAGAGTCAGGGTGAGTGCAGGCTGCTTAACTGGCTTGCTGGACAGGACGATGTTGTTGATCGGTTCCGCAGGGGAGAAGACCCTTACCTGCCTGTGACCTCTTCAATTTACAACCGAACAATTACTGCCGATATGCCTGAAAGGCAGGTGGGGAAAGTAGTCGAATTAGCCTGCGGATATGGGATGGGGGTCAAAAAGCTTGAACGGGTTATGCGCAACGCCAAAATCGAGTTTGATCCCTCCCTGCCGTTTCGAGGTGTGAACGCTTATCGAGCCACACATCCCGCTGTTGTACGGCTATGGAAAAATGCAAACGCAATTTTTGAGGAGTTATCACTAAAGCGATCTTTTACGTGGGAAATTTTCAAAGGAAAAGACGGTCTTATTTATCACCCCAACGGGACATGGCTCGACTATCGCGGGCTGAGATGGAAGGAAGGCGAGTGGCGGCTTTATCGAGGCGATCGCTACCGCAAAATGTATGGAGCCAAGCTAGTTGAAAACATCGTGCAATGGCTCTCTCGCATTGTGACCGCTGAAGCAATCGTTCGCTATCGCCAAGAGGGCTACCAAGTCGTGGGCATGGCGCACGATGATTGCTGGCTTCTCATTCCCGATGACGGTGTTGATAGACATTCACAAATTGCTGCTATAATGGCTCAGACGCCGGAGTGGGCTCCTGGCCTGCCGTTGGCGTCCGAAGTCAAAATTGGGAGAACGTACCAATGACCATGCGCTCGCATAACGCCTGCCTTCTCGCGACAGTCTCCGTCTTGGCCCTTTCCACTGCGGCTCATGCCCAGTCCATCTCAATCCCTGCACAGACGATCACCCTGCCGAATGGGTCCTTGACCTTCCCCGCCACCACCCTGCCGCTTTCCGATACAGCGACGTCTTCGTCGGGAGCGAGCACGGGGACCTTGGCCTTCCCGGCGCTCAGTGCGACTATGAGCGACAGCACAACAGTTAAGACCACGGCGCAAAACGCCGCCATCTCTTATGCTCCCAAGTCAACATCGGCTTGCAGCCTGACCGGCGATCAGGTGTCGATCACATCTCCCGCCAACAACACGACCGAAACTGCGGCTTTCACTGTCGAGGGATGCGCTGGCCCTTCGATCGTTAACGTCGCCGGCTATGACTCGACGTACTCGACCAAACTCTGCCCTGACGCAGTGCCGGGCAAGACAGGAGCTTGGAGCGTCACCTGTACGCCTCCGAGTGGAACGGCGAACGGGACCTACACCTTTGGTCTGGCGGGCTTCTATAAGGTGGGATCGGGCTATGGACAGACCAACGTCTCCCTCCCCGTCAATTGGCAAGGAGGAACGCCGCCGCCCTCCGGCTCTTGCTACTCGACGCCGATTACCGGCTCTTCGTCCTGTTCCCTGCAATCGGGTTGGGGCCTGATCCTTGATGACGAGTTCCAAGGGACCTCTCTGAATACGACAAATTGGAGCGTCGAGAGCGGCAGCGACCCGGTTTATAATCTGAGTGGGATTACCCTGACTCCCCCGTCAGTGAGCGGCGGCGCGCTTCACATGCCTGTCAATAACGTGAGCGGCCTGCACTCGTCGTGGATACTCTCCAATGTCAATATGTCGGCCCAGCCTGTCTACATGGAAGCGATGATTCAGAACTACGCCAGCGTGCAGGGCGTTTCGAACGTGTTCTGGACGAACAATAATGGGAATTATCCTGAAGTTGACGTGACGGAGACTTATCAGGTTCCGAGTAATGACGATACGACAATGACCTACCATAGTGCTAGTGGGTCACAAGGTGGTTGCAGTTATAGCAGCACAGTCGATTTGACTGCGGGCTATCATCTCTACGCTGCCTATTGGACTGCGAGTCAGGTAAATTGGTACGTTGATGGCGTGCAAGTGTGCCAGGAGCCGGCCGCCGCTCTGCCGACGACTGCGACGTTTGCCGGTATGCTCAACGCCACGTTCGACACGACATCTCCCACAGGCAGTGTGAACGGTAATATGAACGTTCAATTTGTTCATGTTTATCAGCCGGGTGGATCAGTCACGCCGCAATCGACCTATTGTGGTGTCGGGGCTAAGGCCAATAATTGCGGGACAGTTGGTTCCGCTCCTGTCAATACGGCGCTCCCTGCCGTGACTCCGACGACTCCGGTCGTAGGCACAATGGAGACAGTCACAAACGGCACATGGACAGGCAGTCCGACGTCAATTGGGTATCAATGGTCTTATGGAGATACGCAGGCCAACATATCCGGGGCGACGTCATCGACCTACACGCCGGTAGGCGGAGACATCGGCCATACCCTGGTCGCCACGGACACGGCGACAAACTCCTATGGCCACGCCTCGGCTGCTTCAGTACCTACCGCGGCTGTAGCCGGCAGTAGCGGCCCGACTCCTCCTCCGCAAGCCGCAGCGGCAGGGTATCACACGTTGGCGTTCGACGAGGAGTTCACCCAGGCCCCGTCGCTAAGCAGCATCATCAGTAGCTCAACCACGGCGAATGGATCACCCTTCTATTGGGAGGGCGGATATGGTGAGCCGACCTGCTTGGAGGGCGGCTCTAACTATTCTCTTTCGGGGAACACAGGCATCAACTTTGCCATGCCGACGTCTCAGGCGAACTGTCTGGGCATTGCGAGCCAACCCTATGCCCTGAATGGCACACAAGTCGGGGGCTTCAATCAGAAATTCGGCTATTGGGAGGTTTACGCCCAAATGCCGACTTATCAGGTGCATGGCAACCCGCTGTGGGGCAAGCCGTGGTTCTACGAGTCGAATTGCACGACCGGCCTCTGCTATGAAATGGACATTGCCGAGGGCGGGACTGACGGCACCTCGAACTCTTCGAAGGGGACTTGGTGGGGCACAACCATTCATGACTACACGGTAGGGGGAACCGACCCTTATTGCCAGTGGGGCGGCTACTTCGCGAACAGCCGCAACCTGACAGGCAGTTTCCATACCTACGGATTGCTATGGACCCCCAGCACCGTAACCATGTATCTCGACAACGCCGTAAACAACATGAATGTCTCTGGGGACAATCAGACCGAAGGGCCGAGCGGTCCGTGGACATGCTCCATTACCGGGTCTCCGACTTTGTCGAATCCCTCGTATGGGATGCCCGTCATCATAGACGTGGAAGGCTCGTCAGGCGGCTCGCCCCCGGCTACAAATACGTATGTTCAGTGGGTGAGAGTTTGGACTGCCCCATAACCCGGATAGAAGGAGCTACCCATGCCGTCTAGCGAAGTCATGCATAAATTCAAGCATGGGAAGCTCCACTCGGGCTCTAAGTCGGGGCCTAAAGTGAAGAATCGCAAACAAGCGATCGCGATCGAAACGTCAGAAGAACGTGCCGAGAAGAAACACGGTGGGAAATACCCGGAGAAGAAAAAGTGAACAAATCCGACTTCAATTTGATCATCAACTCTGTAATAGTTGATCCTAAAGATTGGGATATAGACTTCGTGGGAGGAGAGGCAAATCTTTTTGTAAGAGGAATTAGACAGCAAGACATAGAGTCGATTCAGCTAGAAATGATCATGGACGAGGGCAAATGATCCCCCTTTCTTTTTCTTTTTTAAACGATTTCACCAACTGCGCACACAAAGCTTACCGACGATACATAAAACGCGATTTGCCTCGCCAACCGGAGACGGCGGCGCAGCGTGAAGGAAACACGACGCACAAGCTCCTAGAGGCTTATATTAATGGCGCTCTCGACGGAGCCCCCCGCCTGCCCGTTAGCCTTGAGCCGTTCGCCTTGCCATTCAAGCAGTTAAAAGCAAAGGCAGAGCTTAAGCTTGGAATGACCGAGGACTTTCAGCCGGCTCCTTTCAATGGCTGGGGGGCTTGTGGGACGTGGTTCCGCGGTAAGCTGGATGCAGTCGTCATCGAACCGCCGGTAGCCTTCCTCGTCGACTGGAAGACAAGCAAAGTGCGAGAGGACGATACCGAGCTTCGCTGTCAGGCGCTTCTCCTTCTAGCTAATTACCCCGAAGTCAATCGAATTAGTGGAAGTTACGTCTGGCTCAAAGAAGGTCGCATGGGAAAAGTCTATGACGATCTTGCAGATGTTGACAGGACTTACCATTCGATCAAAGCCGCTATAAGGGAAGCTGAAGATTATGAGCTTCTAGGTGAATGGCCCTGCAAACCGAATGCCTTGTGTTCGTGGTGTCCCGTCCATGATTGCCGATTCAATTCCAACCCCAGCCTTGTGCTTGTAGCCAAGGCAGGCTAAGGTCGTGTTGGTGACTGCCCAGTCACTGACGAGAGCGTGAGACTTAAGCCCGGTCCGCCGGGCTTTTTTCATTTAGGGCTTGACAACTCCACCAGATATGCTAGATGTCTCCTGCCTGTGGTGAAGAGCACGGTTACTTCAGCCAGTGAAAAAGACCGTGTCTCGTTTGTTCCCGGGTATAACGAACTGGATGGTGTAGAAATCGGGTACTTCGCTTATGGAGCGAGAGGTCATTGGTTCGATTCCAATCAGGCTGTAAAGCTTGTAGCTCAGTAGGTTAGAGCGCTTACGTTCCGATTTCGCTTTTTTCCTCCAGTTCGCTATGCCGCCACGGGCCTAATGGAGGCTCAGATGCGGACCAATGTTTCAGTACGATTACTTAGCTATCGGCATGGGAGAACTCACGAAGGGGCTCCTGTCGCTAAGCTGACTCCCGAACAGGCGCTTCGCCGATCGGTTATGTCCTGTTTCCTCGGCGAAAAAGAGTTTTACGAGGACGGAGTCGAAATCTCTGCTCGTATTCTCACCCTTGCAGGGGAGGTTGATCCGAAGACGATTGCCTCTATGGCTGTTGAGGCTCGGACTAAGGGCAATCTACGTCACGCGCCTCTTCTCCTTCTCTGCGCCCTCGCAAAGCACGGAAAAGGCCGCATAGTGGCGGATGCTATCGAGCAGACAATTCAACGGGCGGACGAACTGACTGAGCTTGTCGCCCTGTATTGGAAAATTAATGGCGGTAAGCGACCGCTCTCGGCGCAACTCAAAAAGGGGCTCGCGAGGGCTTTCCTGAAATTCGACGCCTATCAACTCGGAAAATATTCGCGTAATACCGAGGTAAAATTACGCGATATTCTATTCCTTGTGCACGCCAAACCGGACACGAAGGACCGCGGGGCTTTATGGAAGCAGCTTGTAGAGAACAAGCTTGAATCGCCTTTGACTTGGGAGGTCGAGCTTTCAGCCGGCAAGGACAAGCGCGAGACTTTCGAGCAATTGATCAGAGAGGGCAAACTCGGCTACCTCGCCCTGTTGCGGAATCTCCGTGGAATGGCAAAAGCTGGATGTAACTCTGACCTGATCAACCGGGCCATTGTCGCTCGCAAAGGGGCTGATAAGGTCTTGCCGTTTCGCTTCATTGCAGCGGCTAGGGCGGCTCCTCGATTTGAGAAAGCGCTTGATACTGCCCTTTGTGAAAACATTGCTCTCCTGCCGGTTCTCAAAGGCAAGACCGTAGTCCTAATCGACGTATCCGTGTCGATGGAAGCTACGCTATCAGCAAAATCCGATTTGACTCGGATGGACGCAGCGGCGGCATTAGCCAGCGTAATCAACGCAAACGACCTTCGTGTTTTCACGTTCTCGGATGCCCTAGTCGAGGTCCCTGCTCGTCGGGGGATGGTAGGAGTGGACTGCGTCATTCGGTCGCAAATCCACATGGGGACAAGACTTGGTGCCGCTGTGAATACATTAAATCAGCACGTGTCTTACGATCGGTTGATTGTCGTGACTGACGAACAGGCTCATGATTATGTTCCCCAGCCGAAAAATCGAGGCTACCTGATTAACGTCGCTTCAGCCCAGCACGGAGTCGGTTATGGAACGTGGGTTCACATTGACGGATTTTCCGAAAATGCGATCCGATTTATCGTCGAGTACGAAAATATCTCTTGACATCCTTGCCGGATGTGCTATGTTATCACCGTTGGGCTAAAGCTTGGCAGCTTGAAGTGAGCCTCACGGTCCGATAGGGGCGGCGTAACGAGCCGAGTACCGCAAAGCCAGAAAGGCCGCAGACTGCCGCCCCAATCTGATCACATTAGCAAAGCAGGCGATATGGAGTGAAATCTAATGTCTGGAATAATTCGAATCGTCAGCAACGGGGCTAATCCGGCTCAGTTTGAAATTCCTGATGATCGTGAAAATCTTTTTGAGTTTATCGTTGAGAAAATTCGATCTGATGGATATCTCAAGCTTGATTTGTTATATATTGAGCGACCAAACATCGCTTATATTATAAAAATTCCAAGTCAAGTGAGAGAAGATTTTGAATTTCCAGAAGGGATTTCACGGCAGTGACTTATTGCATCACGAAGTCGGGCATTCCGACGATCCGACGATATAGAAAAACAGGGGTCAGGATGACTTTTGACGAAGAGATGGAGCTTGAAAAAAAGCAGATGGAGTGGGAGCGATTCCGCAGCGCCTGCATGTGCAGGCTCCACCTTCTCGATTTATGGAGAATCTACGGTGAGTTGGGACGATCCCCTAACGCTAGCCTTGGCAAGAGCGGCAAAACCCCAAACGGGTCGTAGGCGGTCACGACAAGCCTATAACGAATATATCCGAGCGTATAGGAAAAAGAACGCGGAGCGAATCAACCAGCGAAGGAGAGAAAATTATGCGCGAGAAAATGGTCAAAGAGTCCTTGAAAAAATATCTTAAATCGATTGGAGCCTATTATTTCATGCCTGTGCAAATGGGCTATGGCTCTTGCACGATCGATTTTTTGATTTGTCATAGCGGCCGATTTTTTGGAATTGAGACAAAACAGGAAGGGATTGACGAGCCAACACCCCGACAGGCCCTTGTCATGTCGGCGATTATCGCTGCGGGTGGGCATGCTTGGATTGAAAATTCAGTTGGGTTGGAGAAAACTCGGGAATTACTACCTATAGGTTCTAGGTTGGGCCATTGGGAAGGCGGCTCTATGGAAGACGGGCCGAACGTGTGGGTATGGGACCGATAAAAGATGCTATGATTATAATCATTATTGGGCTTACAGTTGGTTGGGTAATAGGCTGGGAAATAGGTATGATTCACGATGTACTTTTCGTCACGCCATAATTGTCTTGTTTATCCGAAACATTCTTGCTTGCAGGAGATCGAAGGAGCGAAGGAAATAAATGGCGCGCACATCGCTATCCCTTATTCGTTATCGAACTCACAGCGGCTTCGAAGGTTGGGGTTACGCATTCCACCGCCACTCGAAATCGCGAATTACGATTATCCTATTAGGCCGCCTTGGATTGCCTTGGCGCATCAGAAAGTTACCGCAAACTTTTTGGTTCTCAACCCCCGTGCTTTCTGTCTCAACGACATGGGGACAATGAAAACTCTCAGCGCCTTATGGGCCGCTGACTTTCTTATAAGGCAATCAAATGAAACGTTTCGCTGTCTTGTGGTCGCCCCTCTATCAATCCTTCACTCGGTCTGGGGAAAACATATCTTTGATCATTTCGCCGGACGGCGAAGTTACCGTATCCTGCACGGAAGTCACGACAAAAGGAGAAGAGAACTTGAGCGCCCAGCCGACTTCTATATCATCAACCACGACGGCCTTACATGCGGAGTCCCCAGCGACCCGAGAAAGCCGCTTGAAGGACTCGCAAAAGATTTACAATCAAGAACCGACATCAAACTCGCGATCGTCGATGAGGCCGGAGCTTACCGCGAACAGGGGATTCGACGATCTCGCGCGGCTCGATCGCTTATTGGCTCTCGCTCATATCTTTGGCTCCTTACAGGAACGCCAACACCTAATGGACCGCTGGACGCATACGGCCTCGCCAAGCTGGCGGGGACAACCAACGGAGAATCATTCCTCTCCTGGAAAGGGAGAACAATGATCCATGTCAGTCAGTGGAAATGGGTCCCAAGGATGTCTGCTCCAGAAAGCGTTCATCGCCTCCTGTCGCCGTCTATCCGTTTTAGTTCCGACATGCTCAAATTGCCTCCTTGCACGACGGAACAGCGAGACATCCCTTTTTCAAAAGAACAGGAACATGCGTGGAAGGAGCTTAAAAAGGAGGCGGTACTCGCCCTCCAATCCGGGGCTCTCGTACATGCGGTTAATGAAGCCTCATTACGTCTCAAGCTTATCCAAGTGGCCGCCGGGGTGGTATACGACAGTACGCATGAATGGCATGACCTACATGCGACCGCTCGCCTTAACGAGGTTGAGTCAATCATCGCGGAGACGGATCGAAAGTTGGTTATATTCTCGCCCTTGACAAGCGTGCTGAATATGCTATACGAGCGGCTAGCAAAACACCAAAGGGTGATCCTCAATGGAAGCGTCCCCGCTAAAGACCGAACCGAAATCCTCAGAGCCTTTGGTAATCCCAACTCTGGACTTCGAATTTGTCTTGCAGACCCTAGCTGTACAGGCCATGGAATTAATGAATTTGTTAGCGCGGGAGTGTGCGTCTGGTACGCCCCTACGGATAAAAATGAATTATACCGACAAGGAATTAAACGTCTTGATCGTCCGGGGCAATCAGGTCCCGTGAAAATTATCCAGCTTGTGAGCACGCAGTTGGAGAAGGACATTTACAAACGGTTAGATGCTAACGAGTCCTTGCAGGGACTCGTGCTGAAATTCGCGGAGGAAGGGAAATGGCAGATGTTCCGTGGTTTCTTACAATTCCACTAATAGTTTTAATATGGCTATTAGTTGCGCTTATAATTACAGTAATCATCCAAGCTTTTAGGGGGTTGAAGTGACTTATACCCCAGCATGGGCGATAACGACGTATCTAGAAATTCGAGACGAGCAGAACGAGGATACGAAAACCTATGAAAAACGCTCCGTTGAGCGAGAAACCAAAATGGACCTTCTTGAGAAATTTCTTCTTGGGGCCATGAAAGAGCGTGGCGAGGAGAATATCAAAACTGAAGCCGGCGTGGCGTACAAGTCACCACAAATGCGCGTGACCATGACTGATCGGCAGGCTGTAATCGACTTTGTACTAGACCGGATAGAGGAAAATAACCCCAACGCCTTTAATTTATTCACTAATCACATCAACAAAGAGGAGGTTAAGCGGCTCCTCGACAAGGGGATTCCAGTTCCTGGAGTTGATGTGAAAACCTTTACCGCTTGTAATGTGAGGAAAACATGAATAACGATATCACCTTACGTCCCGCCTACCTCGGCGAAACTCGCCGAGAAGACGCATTTTCAGACACACTCGGCTTTGCACAGCCGGCTCGCATCAGCATGGACAGCGGGTTTAATGTCCTTGATGAAAATGGGATGCGCATTCTTCCAACATCGTTGACGCTCGACGTCATCATGCTGTGGGAGAATGATACCCGTGTTTATTATCCGCCGGATAGCTATGATTCAAGTCGGCCTACTCCTCCCACTTGCTTCAGCGACGATAAGGTTAGACCCTCGCCAAATGCGATCGAGCCTCAAAGCGAACTTTGCGCCAATTGCCCCCGTGCAGTTTGGGATCAGAAAACTCCCAAGGGCAATCTCGTTCCGGCTTGTGACAACCGTTACAAGGTTGCTGTGCTCGTGGCAGGAACCAAAGGAACCATCTTCCTCTTGAGTGTCGCCCCTGCATCCCGCAGACCTTATGAAAATTATCGTCGCTACCTCAAGGTCAACCACGCTCAGCCAAACGATGTGGTGACTCGACTTGGCTATGAGAACAAGGCGTTAACGTTCAGTTTCAATGCGTGGGTTAGCCCCGATCTCCTGCCTTTCGTGCAGAGGGCGCTTGAAACTGACGAGCCGAAGATGATCGTGGGCAGGACAGCACCACTCTCGGCGCTTCCTCCGCGTCCAACCGTTCATAGGGTCATCGCAGAAGCCGGTCCGACACAGCTTGCCTACGTCCCACCAGTGACAGAGACATCCCCCGCTGTCCCTTTAGAGACGCCCAAGCGTGGTCCCGGTCGTCCGAGGAAGTCTCAGGGAGAGCCTCAGGGCTTCAAGGAAGCAACTTTCGTTGGCTCGGGTCCCATTGGACAGGAAACGTTTGCCTCGCCTGCGGCTCCATCCACACCGGCTCCTGCCTCCTCTGAAGACATTCAAGCAGCCCTTGATAAGGCGTTCGGCTTCAAATGACCCCCGACCCTTTCGTAGCTATACCACACTTCGACTACGTGTTAGTGTTCCTGGCGGGAGCCTTGATTGGCTCCCTGCCGGGAGCGGTCGCAATCTGGATATATAGAGTTCTCTCGTGACCCCAGACAGATTTGTTCAAAAGCTACGGTCAGCTGCAAACCGAACTGGACTAAGCCAAAGCGATCTGGCAGTCTGGCTCGGATGCAATCGCGAATCCGTGCGGACTTGGCTCGCTGGTAAGGGGAAGCCGTTCCGCCACGCAGACGGATTTGTAGATTACCGACTCTTTCTCAGGCTAAGGCGGCTAGAGCAAGCGAGCCATGAAGAACTTCTCAGATTTGTCCTGCGACGAACTTTTCGAGGGACCGCCGCCCCTGACGACAGCGACTGAGGCTCACGAGAAGCTGAAACGCAACCTGGACCAAGCTCTGGACTGGCATTCGGCGGCGATGGCTGGCGAGCTTCCTGATCTCCCTGCGGGGGACAAGCGGCTAGGTCAGGAGTCGGCCAACATGACCGTCAAGGCGGCTCTGACGACCGATCGGACGGCCTTGAAAGCCCGCAGTGAAGGGATCGCGGAGCGTCTTGCACTCCGCACTCTGTTCCATCGCAAGCGTCTCGGTAGGGAACTGTCCCCTGCCGAGGAAGCCGAACTTCGCTCAACGCCGCGAAAGAAGATGGAAGCGGCAATGGGTGACGGCCCCGGCGCTCCTCGCCTAATGGCTGAATTTGATAAGATGATGGAGGGATAAAGAAAAAGCCCGCTGGCGAAGCGGGCTAGGTTCGAGGAGGGTGCAAGTGAATGTCTAACATCGTTCCATTCCCTGGTCAAGAGGATAAAGACACCGCCGCACTAAATTTTTTCCATAAAGTCCTACCGGAAGCAGGGCTTTATTACGTTTTTGTTAAAAAAGGCAAGCAAAAGAAAAACTTACCGTGTGAAAGTCTTGAAGCGCTTTGGGATACGGTTAAAGAATACGATCTCAATGGCTGGGATACGTATTTCGCTCTTGCTCGGTTTTCAGACAATAGCGGACGAACACAAGCAAACGCGGCGCAGTTATCAAGTCTTTGGCTTGACATAGACGTTGGGACCGCTGGACATCGAGCACCAGGATATGAGTATGAACGCGCGGCATACGACGCCATCAAAGCGTTCTGTCAAAAGGTAGATTTGCCCCATCCCATAATAATCAGAAGCGGGGGCGGACTGCATTGTTACCTGCCATTCAAAGAGGCTATCAGTCGGGAGAAATGGCAAGGCTATGCTAACGGTCTCAAAGCTGCCTGCTTCGAGCACGGCCTAAAAGCAGGAAGCGAATGCACGGCAGATGCGGCGCGTGTTCTTCGGCCGCCGTTCACCCTGAATCGCAAAATACCAGGGGTGACGAGAGAAACAGGGATTGTGGATGCTACCGAAAAGCAAGGGCCTTTTGAGTGGGCATCGGTAGTCCATCTCTTGGGCTACTCGTCGAAGAGAACAAATTTAGTACGTTTATCTCTTCCGCCCCGCCCTGCTTATTTAGGAGAGTACCAAGATGATCAAGTTCGATTTGCTGTTGGACCCGCCACCCAGGTCGAGTTCGACAGAATACGAGACGCCTGTGGTCAGCTTAGACGAGACTGGTCTAATCTCAGTGAACCCACATGGCACCGACTTTCAGGGCTCATGCCATTCATTATTGATGGTGTGCGATACTGGCACAAACTTAGTATTCAAGACCCTAGATATTCCCGAGAGCAATCTCAAAATTATTATGATCGAGCCTCTAAGCTAACGGGACCGCCCCCCTGCCAAGGCTTCTTTGAACTTGACGAAGAAAGTGCGGCAATTTGTCGCGCTTGCGACCGATTTGGAGTCGTAAAGAATCCCTTTCAGGAGTTGGAAAATGAAAACGTTTCAGAAGCAATGGGAGAAACACGAGAAACTAATGAGAATTTGGGAAAGACGGCGACAAGCAAGACTCCTTTTGACATCTGGGAAACCACAGAGAAAGGAGCCATCAAACCCCTCTCCTTCAAAAACACCTGTATCGCCATCGGCCGACTCGGCATCGAATGCCGATACGACACCTTTCACAACAAAAAGTTAGTGAATGGCATCCCAAATCTAGGACCTTTTCTCGATGATGAAGCTTCGCGGAAAGCGCGTATCCTTATTATTAACGCCTACCGTTTCGAGCCTGGCAAGCCCAATGTCGGGGAAGCGCTTGAAAGCATCTGTGAGGCCAACGCCTTCGACCCCGTCGCCGACTATCTCAACGGACTGCGTTGGGACGGCTACCCTCGTTTGGACGAATGGGTCGTGGCATATCTTGGTTCCTGGTCGACCCCCCTCAACCGTTGCTTCGGCCGCAAAACGCTCATAGCGGCCTGTAGGCGGGTTTTTGAGCCGGGATGTAAGTTCGACCATCTGCTCGTGCTTGAAGGCGTCCAAGGGGCCGGCAAGTCGTCTGCATGGCGCATTCTAGCGGGAGATGAAAACTTTTCTGATGCGACGATCCGTTGGGATGATCCTCGCCGGCAGCAAGAGGTCGCGGCGGGGGTCTGGATTCATGAGATCGCTGAGCTTGCTGGACTGCGCAGGGCGGACGTGGAAGCCATCAAGGCGTTCCTCTCCCGACAGGATGACAAGGCCCGTCCCGCCTATGGACGCTTCGAGAGGTCCCAACCTCGCCAATGTCTTTTTGTCGGCACGACCAACGGCGGTCCCAGCGATGGCTACCTAAGCGACTACACGGGCGCGCGACGCTTCTGGCCTCTGCCCGTCGGCAGGATTGACCTTGAAGCGCTCAAGCGCGATCGGGACCAACTTTGGGCCGAGGCTGTTCACTACTGCAAAGAAGGCGAAGACCTCCTCCTGCCCGAAGAGCTTTGGCCTGACGCAACCCTACAACAAAAGGCGCGTAGCGTGGATGAGCCTTGGATGGACAAACTAATTGATGTGCGGGGGGAGATCGGCTCCGATGGCAAAGAGCGCATCCATTCGATCGTTCTTTTGCAGAGGGAGCTTGGACTGACGATCGATCGCGTGGGTGTACGTGAGGGGATGCGTCTTCGGCGCTCCATGCTTGAACTTGGATGGTCCGGCCCAGTTAATATGTGGGTCGAGGGAAAGCAGGGGAAAGGTTATGAGCGGAAGCCTCAAAAGCTATGATGAATACGGTCGTCCAACGGCTGAAGCCGATATGATGGAAGATCTACTCAAGCGGGATGCTGAGTATCGGAAAATACCATTCCATTTGCGTATCCATGCTTCTGTAACTCAGGAAGCTGCTTCGCTAAACGATCCCCAATATCCGTCCGATACATCGGAGAACTCGGGAGGCTAATACGTTTCAATCGTCGATAAGCAGTCTGCTTGGCTTCGTAAACCGTGTCGCCCACGGCAGACATGACAAGCACGTAGTCGCCGGCAGTGACGTGGCAGGGCTTGGCGACGATCTTTCCCTCACAGTCATGAGGGGCTTCTCCGGTCATTACCTCACAAAAGTGGACATGTGGCAGGAGGCGAGGATTCTCAAGGCCATAGATCGGTGCCCCGATAACCTCCTTGCGCGTCAAATGGCTGTAGGGATAATCCGGGATCGAAACGACAACCCCGATAGCGACTTTGTTCTCAATCACTGGCGGTTCTTTACCCGCCGCCAGCATCATTAACCACTCTACAGGATCACCTTCATGAAGCTCTTGTTGAATGTTGAGCGTTGGCCAGCCGGGCCTGACGGTAAACTCAAGCGGCCAAGCAATCCCACGCGAATCAATGATACAATTTACGTCAATGTACCCGATATATTTTTCTCGGATGAGGGTTTCCTCAAGCGGTTCAAGGACCTTTTTGGCGAGCTTACTCCGAGAGACATGGCGTACTACCGTGCCTTGTTCGCCTGTAGCGACGCCCTTATCGCCGTCCATGAGCTTTTTAAACTCCCAGTTCTCCAACCAGGGAGTGGCCCAACCATGGGGTCCGAACCAAGCCCCAACAGCCATCTCGATACCGGGAATGAACTCTTGCAGGATGAATTGCCGCTGCTTCCCTGATCTTTTCCACTTCTCCAGCATGTAAACCATATCGGCGGCAGAATTAGAGCAATAAGAGAGCGCTTTGTCTGCGTCGCCGGACGGCTTTGAAACCCAACGGATCGGGTGCTTCTTAACGTGAGCTATAGCCTTGTCGTAGTTCGAGAACTCGAATGAGGGAATCGTTGCGATTCCGTGCTTTTTCAGGACATCTTGCCCGGCACTACGATCAAGTTCCCAAGCCGCCATTTCAGGGGAGGGGCCAACAATCGGTATGTCCCCCTGCAAAGGAGAAAGATCGTGGAGCCAACGAGTATTGTCAGCCAGAAAAATGAGATCAGCCCACCGATAATACAAAGAGCCATCGCGAATAACATCGATCATTCCTTTTCCGATATGCTCGGTTTTAGGGGTATCGCGGATCAGGTGCTTGACTTGATGCCCATGCGCCTTCGCTCTATGAGCGATGTCGAGCGCTGCGCCTTGGGGGTCAACGATTAGGAGGCGCATTTAGATATTCCTGCGCGCCACGCTCCAAATTGTCCCATTCTTTTCTAAGCTTGCTCCATCGCCTGCCAGCTTCGCGTTCTTGACTCTTGCTCTTGAAGGGTTTGAACGGCTTGCGTAACCCTAATCCTTGTTTGACAAGGCCGCCAAGGGCTTCTGAGCCGGCCACTTTGAGCGGCTGCTTAGAGCCGATCGCTTGTTGTACCGCAGCATAAGGAGCGATCATATGCTCCGCAGTGCTCTCGGCGGCTTCTCCCGCTATGCGGCCCCAACGATGGTGCTGCAAATCTGACGGCTCGATAAGCGGCTTATGGGTGAACAAATCTGCACCAGAATATACCTCTAACCCGAACCTTACTACGGGAGTGAGCGTGATCGAGTTCTGAATCACCTGCTCGATCGGCTTGCCTCTCCACATATCGAAGGCTTCCTGAGCGATCGTCGTCGAGCCGCGCGGTCCCATCTCAATATTCTTATCTCCTGTCATCTGTTGTATTTTACGATTGATCATAGGCGTAACGACCGTCATGAGAAGGGCAGTTGCAAAGATGTTACCCATAGCGTCCCAACGCTGTTTCAGCGTAGCGTGAGGTCCTGCAAGGTCCTTCGCCATCTCTCCATAGGACTTGAACATCCCATAATGGTAGCGAGAGAATGCCGTCAGGGAGGGGTCCTTGAGCGCTTGGGCAAATATGCGAGACTTGAGAACCTCGGGCGGTATGCGATAATTTGGGATATGGCGCTCCGCCTCTGCAATGGCGGCGCGCGTGCTCATGCCCTTGTCTTCAAGCTCAAGCACGCGCTCCATCATCAGCATATCGCTTACAGACCATAGCGCCCGAGACGATGCGCCATAGAGCATTTTGACTAGGTCGGAAGGACCAACGCCCATTGCACGGGCGACGGGGTCCCATTTCCACGGTTCCCGTTTAACCGACTCGCCAAAAGTTTTGAGAATCACCCGATAAAATTCCTCGTTGGCGACCGAACCGTAAATCAGTCCGCTACCCTCACGAAGAAGCTGTTGGTATTTTGAACCTTGCGTTGTGACTTCCAAAACGGAGCGTGCCATCCGCATTGGAAGTTTAGCCATTATAATTGGGTGGAGCCAATCCCAGCCTCTCGCCGTAGCCCAGTGATAGGCTACGTTGGCTCCGTGAACGATGGGATTCCAAAACAAGCTTTGCACAGCAAAACGAGTGATCCCTGCAATTTTTTCCCCCAGCGCCGGCTTTTTATAGGTCCAAAAGTCCTCAATAACGTTAGCGAATTTCGGCTCAAAAGCGTATCCATAAAACGGAGGGAAACTGACAGTCTTCCAGTCTCCAGGGACGTTCGCACCTTCTCGCAATTTGATTGTGTATTGCGCCCACTCCGGCGTGGCCTTCAGCCGCTCAAGTTCGTTAAGCGCCCGAGCAACTGCCCGAAGCTGAATGACATTTTTAATGGTCGAAGCCATTGCATTCTTGTGATAACGAGTTGAAGTCTGGCTTTCGATCTCAGCGGTACGTGCTTGTTTAACCTCCCAGTTTTCCCCGTTAACTTTGAATTTATCGCCTACCTTAGTCGCTTCGCCCTGATAGCGTGCGAGAGGGATCGACTGGCCACCTTCGATCACCATCGGACCGTGATCAGTCATAGCGACGAGCTTGCGAGTTCCCTTCTCACTCTCGATCGCGTAATAGACACGTTCCTTTAACGAGGAAGCTGAACGTGATCGATAGCCGCTGATCGGATTAGCGGCTTCTCCTGCTTCTCCCATCCATGGATCGATCTCCTTAGTTTTCCCTACGACCATGCGATGAATATGGGGAGAAAAATCTTCAGCGATCTTAGGAGATATTTTCTTAATCTCTCCATAGAGATCAGATTGCTCGTCAACCCACGGCTTGAAATATTTATCGTATAAATCCTGATCTTGCAGGGTCCAGTCTTTAGGGGCCGGATCGCCGTTCTCCATCGCCTCCATGTAGCGATAAGTTCGCTCTTGAAAAGCACGGGCGATTTTAGACTGCGCACTCCAAGGGAACCATCCTGCTTTAAGGTCTGGCGGAAGGGACTTTATCCATTGCCTAAATTGTGCCTTGTCTGCTATCGCTGCGCCGCGAAGGCGGAAAAACGAGTCGTCGGTCGATCTGATGAACTCGGTCGTAGGCTTCGGCGGAACCGCCATGTAGGCGTCTCTAACCGCCTTGCCCGTTGCCTCTGCGCCAACTGGATGAGCTTGAGGTACATTCTGCAAATCCTCGGTATGGAGGTTCTTACCGGCTCCCGGCTTGAGTTGCCCGGCCGCCTCAGCAATCGGGCGGGCTTCCTGCCGGTTGACGAATTTGCCTTCAGAAGTCAGAAAACCATCTTCACCTTTGATCCCCTGCCTGTGCAGAAAAGGATGATTCGGGAATTTGCCTTCAGAAGTCAGCCCCTGCCTGTGCAGAAAAGGATGATTCGGGACCTCTGCAACTGTGTCTTCAGCAACTTTGACCGCTGGCGATTCGATTTTAACCGCCGGCCCATATAATTTCCCTTCCAACTCAGCAAGTTGTTCTACTGTATAAGGACTTTCAAACGGTGTCTGAGTCCTAAGCCATGGTTCATCACGAAGTCGATCCCGCCAATGTGTCGGTCCATCCTGAAACATCCGCTGAAAAATATCGTCGGAGATACCCAGCGATCGGTGAGAAGGCAGAACCTCGGCTTGCGGAGGTTCAACTTTAACTCCTCGCCAATCGGTCCCTTCTTCCGCTCGCTTAACCACAGTCCCGGCAGGCGAGGGCTCTCGGGCTCCCGGCAACTCGACGCCACTCCCGATTAGCGCCATCGGCACGTTCATAATGAAGTCAGTCGCCTGATGCGCCTGCGTCTCGGCATCCCCCGCAGGGACACCTGCATCTTTCAACTGTTGGGCAAGCTCGTTGTGAACTGCTTCCGCGCCTTTGCTAAACGCCTTGTCGATCACATCGGACAAAAGCTCAGGGGAGAGATGCCTAACCCATTGGTAGCCCTCCGTGGCTTTCTTACCTAGCCACGCTGCCGCAGCCGCACCGGGCGCAGTCTGCATCGCCTGCCCCTCCGCGCCGGCTGCTTCGCCAACGGCAGGGGGGAGCATCGACGGGATCGATTGGGCCTTTTTCTCCCGATCACCCATCTGCGTCTTTTGTTGGGCAACGATCGACGGGTCCATAGGACCCGGAGGGAGCGGCTTTGTCTTGCTCCATCCCGGCGGGAGATCAGTTCCAGCCGCAAGAGCTTGTGCCGCCGGCTTTGGTCCGCCAACCGTCAAAGAAGACGTTCCCCATTTGAACGTCGAACCGGGAGCGCCAGTCAGCGGCTTCGGGGGCGTTGCAGAAAAGCCGGGCGGCAAATCCCACTTGGAAGCCGGCTGGCTACCACCACGATATCCGCCAGGGGGGGCGGAAGCCGACCAGGTGTACTTGGAATTAGGACCGTATTCCCGATCGGCCCTGTAGGCGATATAAGTCTGTACATCGAAGGGGGCTTGATAAGCCTCAGAATACTCCGTGCCTACACCATACTTTTTAGTGAGATCACGCCATGTGCCGGGTTGAAACTGATACGCGCCACTAGCATGGGAGGAAGGATAAGCGTAGTTGGCCTGAGGTGGAAGGTTCTGACCCCCATAGCTTTCTCGTTTACGGACCTGGCTGAGAGTAGCCTCGTCAGGGGGGCTCGCACTAAACCCAGGGGGCAGGTCAAAAGCTGTCGAAGCGTCAGGCATAGGCCGCCTGCCGGTTTTGAGCTAATGCAGCGAGCCGAGGCGTCTTTTGCATCGCTTGCACAATCTGTTGAGCAGGACGGCTTTGAAGCTTTAACGTCGTGTGACCCCCATTACGTTGCATGACATGAAGAAGATCCTTCTCAAAATCAGCATAAACGCGGTTGCCGCCCAGGATGCCAATACACCCTAACGTCCGGTCGCCATGAGCCTCATGAATGCGAAGCGCCGATCGACTCGCCTGGGTCACAGGGTCATACGCGGTGTCGTAAGGCCGGCCACGCTCAGTCAGCGTGAATCGATCGCCAAGTGAACCGCCCCTCTGCAAATTAGTGACATCATAGTCACCCGAAGGCGCAGAACCGCGCCCGCCGCCACCCGTCACGAACTCATAAACATGCGGAGAACCGCCTTCTGCACTCGCCAGTGAAACCGTACCAGTTTCTCGGTAAGACCGGCCCGGCTGATCCGTCGTAGCCGTCACTCCACCGCCTCCATTCTCGGAAATCGGGCTGTAATTCTTAAGATCGTTACGCGGCCCGGAACCACCATACCGATAAGCCTTTCCATCCTTATCATAGATTATGTTAGGGGGTCCCTGCTCTCCGCCACCACTGCTTCCTCCCGATGACCCCTCAGGAGGCTCCTCTTCCCAAGTCGGCTCGGCAGGGAGCTTTAGCGCATCCCTCCGCTTTTTAATGTCTGCCTCCGCAGCTTGGTATCTCTCCCAAGCCTTCTGCTTGTCCTCGTCACTCGCATTTAAATCATTCTGGACACGCTCATATTCCCTGTAAGCGTCTTGCCGTTCATCATCTAAATCTTTCCGCTCCCGAGAATATTCTTCAGTCTTAAATTGATATTCTTCTCTTCGGCTGCGATTTCGCTCCATTATTTCTTCGTGCTTTTCTCTTCTATCTTCAGCCTTCTCCATCCTTTCTTCTCTTATATCGGCTCGTAGGTCTTTGTTTATGTCCAATTGCCCCTGCAAGGCGCGCCATTGCATTAGTCCCTCTTGAGAGAGGATTCGTTCAAAGGCAGGACTGCGAACCATAGCCCCAAGTTTGCGAGGCGTCATACCGGGCGATCGCGCCAATCTCCCGATCAGATCATTGGGATTATCAATGATACCTCCTTGCATCGCACGAGGAGTTTGCGCCTGTTGTTGGGGCTGAGGTTGGGGAGGCTGTGGTTGAGGTTGCTGCATACCCCCCATTGCAGGATAGGATGTCGGACCCCCCGGCTGTGCAAATTGCGGAGCGGCGGCATTCGGCTGCGCAACACCCGGTTGATTTCCAAACATCCGTTGGGCGGGTTGCTGTTGAGTCTGAATTGGCGGAACAGGTGTGATCTGCGGCGTTTGACCGCCTCCAAAGCCCCCT